CTTTATTCCATGAGGTAACAAAGTCGTTGTCAGTTTCGGGTAGATAATGTTTGTCAGTCATTAGTTGCCCGCCTTTTCCATCATGTCCTCACGTGCTAAGTCAGGATCAGGTTCAAAATCTTCAGGCAACGGATCAATAAGTTCGATCTTTTCAATACCGGACTCATCGTATCTTCTCCAAAAGTTCTGTTCAATGTCTTGATAGAAGGCATAGAAAGCAAAACCTAAAACAATATCAGTCCAAGATTCCGCACCCTCAGGTACTCCAACCCCAATATCAAATACTGCATCAGAGTTATCTGTATGTCTCATTATTTGAGCGTTATAAAACGTGTAGATAACCCATTGGTGGGCATCAACAGTTTCATGCAACGTGTCATAGAACAAACAAAAGTCTTCTTTTATTTCTTCTGACGTTTGAACTATCTCAGCGAGATAATCGGCGACTTCGGCTACTGTTGTCCAGTAATCGGAGTATGTTATTTCATCCACAATTAAACCTCCTTTTAGTTTTTAATGTGACGTAATAATTCTAGACGTAAACCAACGTAGGCACAAGTTCCCTATCGCCTATCGCCTATGGCTCAGTATTAGCTGGTGTTCAGCTGGTATTTTTTCCTGAAATTTTTTAAGAGCTGTAAAAAAAGAAGCTGGCATATACCTGGCTAGCACATAAAAAAAAACCTTTAAAACATAGGGAAAACCCGCCAATCCATAGGAACTAGAGAAAAAACACCCCCATATACGCCGTCTAAGCAACTTATAGAACGCCGGCGGGGTGTTACATCATCCTAAAAACCCCCCGCTCAGAATCAATCTACGGGGGAGTATAAAAACGGGCATTAAAAAACCCCCCCAAATCGGGGGGGTTTTCTAGTTAGTGCTTATTTAATCGTTATATATCTCTACACCATTAAAACCCGTGTAAGTTTCATATTCACGGGGTGAATCGAAAAACCCGAGCAATAGAAAAACGGTAACGATAAATAAAATTAGTTTAAAGGTAGTCAAGAGATACCCCGCAAGCATCATAAAAAACCCGCCAATCAAAATTAGGATTAGATTTTTCGCATACCTTACCTAGTTGCCTCGCTAGATAAGGAGCATATGACGGATCACCATTTTTTACTATCTCTGCTAGTTGCCTAAAATGTTTTCTAGTCATTATGAACACCTAACCGGCATTAAAATGGCAAACGGATACTCCACTTCAAAATCTTCTCTTGACTGTGGACTAATAAAAACAGGTTTTACATCATCCTGGAATCTTAGAAGCACGGTTACTACCTTTATTTTCTTAAAGGCGTTAATAGATTTCTGTAAATGATCGCTACCAAAATTAATACCATTAGGCAACCTAAGATCTACCCCTTTTAAATCTGACTCGTTAGGAATAAGACCATCGACATTAGGAAATTCTCCCTCTTCTAAATTCACGATGGTAATTAAATCGCTGAAATTTAGATATTCGACATAACCAACAGTAGAAAAAATAACCTTTCCTTCATGGATAAAAACGGCTATTTGATTTAGATCAGCGCGATCTTTTTTAAGGATCGTTAAAAGACTCTTAACATCTTCACCCTTTAAAAGATATTCGCTAGACCTTTCACAATCTGTGACCATATCCAAATTCAGAGGATCAGAAACTTTTAAAAAGTACCCGCCCATCTTATAAGAATCAGTAGCCGTTAATCGTAACGCCCATTCACCGTCAATTTTTTTAACGGTAAGATTCACCCCGCACAAAATCGGGCGGGATTTATCCTTACTCACAAATTCGCTAACGAATTGTAAACCCCGCACAAATTCCGCGCGGTCAAGTTTAAACCCAATAGAAGACGAAACTATTTCGTCAATTTGGGTATCTAATACATCATTCATAAAACCCCCTTTAAGGTTGTTGACTATGTGACATCAATAATTTTAGGTTAAAAATCAGCTGCAATCAAGCCTCAAATTTAATCAATCAGATCTAAACAATAATTTTTTTAATCCGGTTTCCCCTGGGTAACATCTGGCTAAACCTGGTAGCACCTGGCTAAACCACAAAAAAAACACCCGCACACTAGCCACCTAAGACAACCCCAACAACCTAGACGGATAATAACCCATCCTAAAAATAGCTGCACTTAAAACGGCTGTAAATCGGAGCTACCCAACCCGCCACCCCTAAAAGATGACAAAACCCCCGCCCATCGCTAGAGGAGATACAACACCTAGCGGTAATCTTTAACAGTGCTATCTGTTTTAGTCTCGCCAGGTATCTGTATTACAGATAGCTAGGGGGTGGGGATACCGGAGGCTTTGCCGAGGGTTCCCCCTCCCCCCTGATGATTAGCGTCTTTTGTGTGACTTTGCTTTTAGGTTTTTGGTGTGGGGGGTGTTTGGTTTTGTGTGTGGTGGGGTGTGTTGTTTTGTTTTGGGGTCGCCGGTTGGGGTTTGTGGGTTTCGGGGTGGTTGGTTGGCGATTCTTTGTTTGCAGCTGGGTTTGTGCATGTTTGTTTTTGGAGTATTTGTTCTATGAATTGGTGGAGTGTGAGGTTCCAGTGTGTTCCGTGCCATTGTGGGATGTAGGTGTGTTTTTGTTTGCCGATTTTGAAGTGGATCATTTCGTTTTGCGGGGGGGTAGGTGGGGGGGGGTTGTTGTTTTTGGTGTGTCTGTGTTTGGGTATGGTTTCCCCTGGGACTCCCTCCGTCGATTGAGGCTCGATCTTGCCTTGAACTAGCTTTTTCCTTTGCTGTTCTGATCCTATCCGGCTTGGTGTTTTTTGTCCCGTTTAAGCCCGTCGTTTCTCGGACAGGATGCGGTAGCCCCTTTAACGGGCGAACAGACGGTGGTTAGCCGACGCTGGTTTTGGTGAGCCAGTGATTGAACTCTAGCACATTTCGTTCTGTGAAGTGTTATTGTTTTATTAGGATTTAAAAATTTTTTTAGTTTTGGAGAGTGTTTTGGGTTTTATTGAGTTGGGTGAGGCTGAGATGGGTGAGCGTGGTTTTGTTGACCCGTTTTTGGATGAGAGTGTTGTTACTTATGTGGGGTCTGATGGGGGTTCTTATGAGGTTCAGCTGGCAGCTGGGTCTTGCAGTTTGGAGAATCCTGAAGTTTGTGAGTCTTGTGAGTAGATGGGTTTTGCACAGTTGGGGAAAAGTTTGTGAACAAGTCAGAGCGTTTTTTTGTTGGGGTGGTGTTGATAGCGACTTCGTTGTGTTTGGGGTTTCTAGTGTTGGGGTTGGGTCTGATGTTACGTTTGTTGTTTGGTTAGATAAATGAAGGTTTGGATTGACCAGGATTTGTGTACGGGTGACGGTCTTTGTGAGGAGTTGTGTGGTGACATTTTTTATGGACATTCAGATGGGCTTTTTTATGTTAAGGAAGCTGGTTCTGAAACGCCTAAAGAGCCTACGCATAAGATGAGTGAAACGGTTAATGTGCCTGATGATTTGGCTGAAGCTGTTATTGAATCCGCTGAGGAGTGTCCTGGTGAATGTATTTTTGTGGAGGCTGATTGATGAGTTGTGAGTGTGGATGCCCACCGGATTGTGGATGCACTAAAGAAAGTAATTGTGGTTGCAACTGTTGGGAAAAAGTAAATGAATAAAACAGTTAAGTTGATTACGGCTATTACGGGTTTGTTAGTGGCTATTGGTACGCTTGTGGGTGCGATTACTGTAACGCTGGGGAAAGATAAGAAGGATGGCAGTAATTATTCGTACACTACGATAATCTTAGATTCTGAAGAAGCTTATGAAAATTTTTTGAAAAACCACCCTGGGTGATATATGACTTCTGGTAGAACGATAGATGAAGCAACATGGTTTAAGTATCAAGAGTTACGTGACGGCGGTTTGTCTATGTATGGGGCTTCTAAAAAGATAGGTATTTCCTATAGGGCAGCTTCAGATTTTGAAAAAGGCATAGGGTCTGTTGTTGGTAAAGCAGCTAAGAAAGCTTTCGATCAGGCTAAAAGCCCTTCTGTTGTTCCTTACGACTTGTTGTCTGATGAAGCCCGTGAAGCTTATGACGATATTGAGGTTTTCGCTAAACGGTATTTCGGGTTGATTTTGATGCCCTGGCAGATTGAAGCGACTAACAGGATCATGGAGTTACAGGCTTCTCCTCAAGAGGAGTATGTGGTAATTAACGCTCCTCCAGGTTCGGGCAAGTCCACGTTTTTTACTAGGATTCTTCCTGCTTGGGCTACTGTGAGGGATCGCACTATACGTGGGATGATCGGTTCGCATACTCATCGTCTTGGCGAGTGGTATACCCGCCGTTTGAAAGGCGAGCTGGAACGTACTTCTCCTGTTAAGGCTGAGGCTAAGGATCTGAAAATGGGTTTAGCTGCTGATGCTGAGACTTGCCTTATGGATGATTTCGGAAGGTTTAAACCTGACGTTAAGGAAGTTTGGCGTGGGGATCAGTTTACTGTAGCTCAAGAGGGTGACATTCCTGTTTCTGAGAAGGAACCCACTTGGACTTGTTTCGGTGTGGATTCCGGTTTCTTGGGTGGTCGTTTCGATTTGATTATTTGGGATGACCTTTATGATCCTCGTAAGATGCGTACTTCTGAAGCCCGTGACGATTTGAAACGGTGGTGGGATGAGGTAGCTGAGACACGTTTGGAACCTGGTGGTCTTCTTGTGTTGCAAGGACAGCGCATGGCTGGTGATGACATTTACCGTTACGCCTTGGATAAAGAAGCTATCTTTGATGAAGAAGACGATTTTGAAGAAGATGTTCCTGAAGAGCTGAAGCTTGACGGTAAGCGTTACCATCATCTTGTTTACAAAGCCCATTATGAGGGTAAGTGTGAGAAGCAACACAAGTTGGATTCCGCTCCTTACCCTGATGGTTGTTTGTTGTATCCTCGTCGTTTGAATTGGAAGAAGTTGACGCATGTGAAGTCTCAAACTCCTGACAGGTACGCTATTTTGTACCAGCAGGATGACGCTGACCCTGCGAGTGTTCTTGTTGATCCTTTGT